GATCTCGCTATTAAAGGACCAGCACGGTTAGTCTGTGGCTGCCAGGCTTCTAGAACGTACTCGACCCATAACTCACCGATGTTGGCATTTGACGCCTGGCCTCCTGTTACAACGTACAAAGTACCGACGTCGTATAGGCCTAGGTCGTCAGCGATGCTGGTGGTGCGGGTCATGTATTTCTGGATTCTGGTAAGGCCAGACTTGCCACAAACTAGAGTGCACTTAGGTTCCCATGGTACTACAGCAAGGCGATCATTGAAGTTGTTAACTTCCAGCTTGCTGGATGGTGGTGGATCAGTAGGATCATAGTCCACCGCCAAAGTGCAGTAACCTCCTATACCTGAGGAACTGCGACCAGCGTAAATGAACTTAAGGGATAAGAACCGGTACATTTCATAAGCGCTAGCGATGGGAGATAACCATGGGAACCCAGGCAATGCTGGGTTGATGGAGAAAGTGTTGGAGATATTAAACGCAGTAGTGGAACCTACAATCTCGCCCAAATATTCAAGATGGGAGATGCGATAAACGTCTTGGATCTGCTTCTGGACAGGAGCTCTCGGCATTATAATGGTCGATTCAGCTGCTGGGACAGCGTTTAGTGCTATTCCACTAGTCCGCTGTGGTTGGCGTGGTTTCCGGGTTCTATTTGCACGGACCACGTTCTTTGTGGGTGTTTTCTTTTTCTTTATAGAGAACTGTTGGGTTGACATGTCGATTTGCGGGTTGTCAGTAATTTCGAACCGGACTCGCATGCAGTCCGGTGTTTGACAACCCGGTCTCAGTAGGGAATTAATTAGGGCGTGGGCTCACGGAACGCGCATTGCGTTTCGTAGGCTTCACGTGAGTCTTTCCATTTTGCTTTGGGAGAGTGCTGACTTGTTTGGGTGCTTCCTTCTTAGTCTTGGGATTAGGAACACCTTTGGTTGATTGAACTACTTTGGGCGAATTTGTTTGTTCGCCTGGAACTATAGTTGTCCTTCTTGGTTTCTTTAGGTTTTCCTTAGACCATTCAGGTTTGGCACGTTTCTCTCTTACTTTCTTCGGCTGTCCTTTCACACTGAGGACTGCCTTAGGGTTGGCAATTGGGTTAGACTTAATTAATTCTCTTTTGTTTTCTTTATGGGCAGCTGCTTTGGCTTTCCAAACATCCTCATTGACCACCACGTCAATATCTGGCATGGCAGGTCTAAATGGATGACATAGGGGCATCTTCAGGATGTCCTCTACTCGATTGACTTGTGATAACCATTCAATGAATAGAGAGAAGTCGAATTCTGGTAAGACTTCAAGGGCGTAGGTATCATACCAATCGCAAGGGGCGTTTGGATATTGATCGTTTGCACTAACGTCTGAATTCCAGATGTTGAGAAACCTAGTTTCTACAGCATCCGGACTTAATGTGAGTGCCTTATTACATAGCCAACCCAACACAGGGGTGTTGGCGTCGGTCAAGAAAAAGGCTCGACATTTCTCCATTAACTTCATTACTGGAGTGACGTTAGGAGGCAGGGCAACGGTGACGTGAAATTTAGATAGCTGTCTTGGTAAATCACAGCAGCTATTTTCATCGCCAAACCATACGTTGGGGCCATACACTCTTGCTAAAAATTTGATGCCGAAATCACCTCTGCTAACAGTGCTGAGGGTAAGTTCTTGTCCCACCATGGTTGCCGCTTTGACATACCTTGTTGGGTCCACATCAACGGTTAAACCGTCGTCCCCACCGTATAGTCCAAGTTTACGGTAGGCTGTGGGTGCATCAATGAAATTTTCGTCTATCTTTGACATTCTCAATGCCAAAAATGCAACGAAGGCATTAGCAACAGTGTTTAAGGCAGCTGTTTCAGGAGAGCCAGACCCTCTGGCAAATTCGGTATTATAAACTTCACCGAATGTTGAGAACACCTTGAGTTTAAATTGAGCTCTGTGCAGGTCTAACACATCTTGATGATACTGGACGCGAAAGAACCTAACGAGAATCATTTGTTCTAGATCTCTCAAGGCTGGGGAGTAATGGCCATCAAACCGGCTGAAGTCAGTTGGTACTGCCATGGATGCTCCGTCTAAGAGTTGCACAACTCTTTGTGCAATGGATTTGGGAGTCTTAGCGAACGCATACCATGGTTGGGTCTTGATATGGTCTGCAAGGGCATATATATATTTTGAATATGCTGCCTTGTCAACCGTGTTGATGGTCGTTATGGGACGAGGGTCTTTTGGGCCTGCGTAAGCCTCCTTCTTCAGAAACATCTTTCCAACTCTGTCAGGTAGCATATACTCTGCTTCGTTGAGAAGGCGTCTCTGAGTGGGACGATTCTGTCGTTCATAAAGTTCTTGATCATCGACAGGATCATGTGAATGTGGGTCCAAAATGAACTCATTCACGAACTCATTCATCACCTTATTCAAAAATGGTGTTAAGGTGGTGTTGGATCGTACACGTTCCAACCTGCCGGTTATACATTGTTTCTCATTTTGTTGAGTAACATCAGGGCAATAAGCGGCATGAATGATGGGCGACATGAAGGGTCTCATGGAGGGTTTCGCAGAAGGGTCGAAAGATGGTGGGTCAAACTGGTAACGCAACACGGAAGCTTCCAAAGGATAAACCATTGGTGGAACGTATTCCAGCTTGGATTTGTGGTATTCCAACAAAATCGCAGCTGCTTCTCTATCTCCGTCAGTGTAACTCAAGATCTGAGGATAAGTCAGATCTAGCTTGGAAGTTCTACCGATGGAAGATATTGCGTTGTCCGATGCAGCAGGTATTGTCGCCTGCGCATAGTAACCAACGTGTCCTGTGGATATTGTCACTCCTTCGGAGGAGTGGATTTCCATCCGGACAAACTTGTCCACTATTGGATCCAGTCTCTTGAGGGTTTTAGTGTCAAGAAAAGTTGAGATGTAGGCAAAAGGGCCAATCCATCTCGAGACTGGTGTGAGCAAAATGACCTCATGATCGAGGTCCATAGGACGTCTGTCTATCATATAAACAGCTGATAGCCAGGTGATTCCTAAAAATTCCCAAGTTGCCATTATGTGATCAGGGCCGTAATTCCAAACAAAGTGCTTGAACGTGCTTCCTCCAGTGACTTGATAGTTAACACTGGCATCCTCATTAAAATTGTATGAGTAATTAGCTGTAGTTCGAGCAGCCTGGTGGGGTTGGAATGTATAAATGATTACAGGGTTGAACCATGAACACAAATGGGTCGGCATATCGACATAATGATCTACATCGACAAAGCCGACTAGGGCGTTGGTTGGTGGGACATGAAGGGCGGGTTGTACCGCGACATCTTTCGACCAATAATAACTCCGGCTGCCTGCTCTGCCATTTCTCAAGTCAGCATTAGAACATTGAATGAAATAGGCGGAGAGGCCTGTTAAGCTACAGTATCTATCGATAATAAGAGATCCTGTAGAACGTGAACGCGCGGCTTCTGGGTGTGAATGTACACCTTTTGGCGGGGCTAGTTCCGGAATTATGAGGTCAGAAAACTGAGAACGCAGAGTTGCCACATTCAATTGTGGTTTCTCTGCAGTGAGCGCAATTGCCTGGGACAGAATATCTCTCGGTCCGGGGCAATGGGTAGTAGCATACTTAATTACGTGATAAAGGGCGTAAGTGGTGATGACTGTGGCGCAGCTCAAGCCAAACTTGGCGAGCGGTGAAACTGGAATGTATTTTACGAGTTTCATA